CCTGAAAGGGCTTCAGAACTTTGCACGGCACTGGATGCAACGAGAGGGCATGACAATCGTAGAGATTAACCGGATCATTAACGGGGGAAGTTAGCGATGTCGAAAAAGAATAAAGAAAAGAAACAGAACCCGAAATCGAATCTCAAGCTGACTGACAACGAAGAGCGCGCGGCCGCTATGAAAGTGATGAACGCCGTTGCTGTTCGTGCATCCATTGCATCGCAATTAGGAATGCAATACGGCGGCGACCGCGATCTATACACGGCGCTCGGCTATAAATCACAGCCGACATTTACTGATTACATCGGCAAATACTACCGCCAGGATATTGCGCGTGCTGTTATCGATGCTCCGGTTCGTGGTAGCTGGCGCGAACAGCCAACGATTATTGAATCGGAAGAAGACGAAACACCATTCGAAAATGACTGGGTTGAGATTCAGGATCGGTGCCACTTGTTTAATCGAATGTCGAGAGTTGATCGGCTTGCAGGCATCGGGACGTATGCGGTTCTGCTTCTCGGATTCGATGATAGCGATAACGGGGTATTATCTGAGCCGGTAGAGAAGGCGGGCAACTTGCTTTATGCAACGCCTTACTCAATGGCAAATGCAGTGATTAAAACATACGAGGTTGACACGAAGAGCGAACGGTACGGCCTCCCGCTTTTGTATACCGTTCAGATGAAAGCGTCTGGAAACACAATCGGCAAAGAGGTTCATCATTCGCGCGTTATCCACGTAGCCGAGGACGTGCTCGAAGATGACTCGCTTGGTATCCCCCGCTTGCGTGCGATATTGAATCGACTTGATGACTTGGAAAAGATTGTAGGCGGTAGCGGTGAGATGTTCTGGCGCGGTGCATTCCCTGGCCTCGCTTTTATGAAACAAGAAAACACGGCAGTAGGCGCACAAGATGAACCAGCTATGGTTGATGAAATCGAAGAGTACATTCACGGCCTCAAGCGTTATCTGAAACTCGAAGGGATTGACATCAAAGAAATAGCGATGCAGGTTGCCGATCCATCGAATCATGTTTCTGTTCAACTTGACATGATAGCGGCGGCGACACGAATACCGAAGCGGATACTTATCGGATCGGAACGCGGCGAGCTTGCATCATCGCAGGATGAAAAAAGCTGGAACGATACAATCGGAGCGCGGCAAAAAGAACACTGCGAGCCGGTTATCATTCGCCCGACAATTAATCGACTAATTTCTGTCGGTGTGCTTCCTGAGCCGAAAGACGGCTATACCGTAGATTGGCCCGACCTATCAACTCCGAGCGATAAAGAGAAGGCAGAAGTTGGCGAGATGATAGCGCAAGCAATGAAGGCGTATCTTGAAGTACCCGGATCGGACGTGGTATTGCCTATCGAAATGTTCTTACTCAAGCTTGGATTTACTCAGAGCGAAGTCGATAAGGCAAAAGCGATCATTGAAATGGAAATGGGAGAGATTAAAAACGAACCTATCCCGGAGGAAAAAGCCAATGTGTAACTTCGCAAGTCCAGATAGTACGCCTGTTCCTGAGTACTCGCCGACGTGCTGGTATCGTAACGTCGCAGTGAACGCAACCGGAGAGCAGTTGAATAACACTTCGGCAGACGAACTTAAAATGATGCTTTCTGCTCTGTCTGGATTGATAAAGGAATTACAAGCGAAGGGCGACAACAGATGGGAAGAAGTAGCAGAGCAACAGCGGCTAGTAAATAAGTATCTGACGGTAGCGATAAAAGCGAAGCGATCTCTTGATGGTGTTGTCGAGCCGGACGAAGTGATGGTGTCGGTGGATAAGTTGTCACTCGGTGTTACAAACAAAAGGACGGTGTAGGATGAAAAGATTAATTTCAATCGTGTTGGTTTTGATGGTTGCGCTTATGGCGGTTGATGCAAGTGCAAAGAAACCACTCAAAGCGAAGTGCAAAAAAGATCATTTAGTCAATCAACCTTACAGGGTGCTCAGTGTGCTCCCGATCAACGCGACTAGCATACATATAACCGCTGGGGACGCATACGATGAAACTGGCGCGGTAGTGCCGGGATACTATGAGTTCGCAACTGTTGGATATGAAACCGAACAATACCCGTTTGGAATGCTGTTCGGGAGTAGCATCTACGAGATATTAGATCAAAACGTGCGAAACTTGATACCTAATTCATCGTACATGGTGCGGATAAAATCGAATGATTTATGCCGTAATGAAGCATGGTCGGATTGGTTCTATTTTATTACACCAAGTGCGGCGCTAGATAGTGAAGCGCCAACAGTACTCGACTTGCGTATGACTTATAAAGTCTCGCACACGATTGTACTTACCGCCGAAGACAACGAAGGCATCAAAGAGGTTGAGTTTTATTTTAACGATACGTTCTTAATGCTCTCTGTCCCATATCAGAAGCTACGGCAGTACGAAGATAAAACGTACAAGTGTGCTGATTACGACAAGGCGCTCGAAGGGCAGTTCGGCACCGTAACAGTCAGAATACGAGACTGGAATGGGAACGTCACCGAACACAGCATACAAGCGGAAATGTAAGGAGCGATTATGGCAGAAGGAAATGGAGCGGTATATAACAACTTTAAAGCCGACGTGATGAACGCCGCGTTTAATCTTGGTAACGGCGAAGACGAAATAAAAGTCATGCTTGTTTGCGGGTACACGCCGGATATTGATGCAGACACGAAGTATTCAGACGTGAGCGCGTATGAGGCAACAGGAACAGGCTATACAGCAGGCGGTGAGATTCTAGCTAATCAAGTTGTCGCAATAGATAGCGGGAGTGATCTCGCATCTTTTGACGCGGATAATCCAGCGTGGTCTTCTCTCTTGCTTGATACACCAACGCCGTCGCATGCAATTTCATACGACAATACGCACGCAGATAAACTTCTGATTGCATACTGGGAACTTGGGCGCGTAACAAACGGCGGCGACTATACGATTCAATTCAGCGGCGACGGAGTTCTTACTTTAGCATAGGTTAATTATGCCAGAAGCAACACTTGTACCAGATAGCGATGTAGTGACGCAGTGGTTGTATTCTAATGATCCGATTTACTTAACAACGCACTATACAGCCATCAACGAGACGGTGGATGGGGTGACCGATCCTACCACTGCAACAAACATCAACACGGCAGTCGATGCAAAGAGAGACAGGCACGGGTATACTGATTCGCCAGCCGATGCGGAAACGATTAGCGAAATAAAGACGCGGTTTTATTGGAAAGGTGACGGCGATATTAGGCTTAATCTACTCCTGTACGTTGATCGTGGCGCGGGATTGGTATTGTTTGCAGCCGCAAACTTTGACGGAGATACAAACGGAGTATGGACAAAAGGCAATTATGCCTTTAACGAAACAACGCGCCCTACCGCAACCGGCGGGTGGCCGCTTACTAAAGCTGAGATCGACACACTAGAGGTGCAGGTGCGTTATTACGAGTCTGGCGGTAGTGGGTACAGTAGACCTGATATAGAGTTCGAGTTCCCGGAGTAGTGACAATATGGGCCAGATTTACATAGCCGCAATCGAACAGGTAATAACGTATGCAACTGCAGATCAAACAATCTCGCTCGACTGTCTCACGCTTCAATCGGCGGCGAATGATGTTACGCCAGTAATGGGAGATGTAACGCTTAACATGGACGCTGTGCAATTAATTAGCGAATCAAAAACTCTCACAGTCGTGCCGGGTGGTGTTTCGATTTCACTTGATGCACTCGCGATGCAGTCAATCGCAAAGGATATTGTAATTGTAACAGGCGCTGTGACAGTCGGAGTTGATGCGCTTCAATTAACCAGCGCGGCAGGGACGGCGGTAATCGTACCAGGCGGCGTCTCAATATCTCTCGACGTTCAGGCGATAACATCAAGCGCAAAAACATTCACGGTTGTAGGAGGCACTGTAACTCTCACGGACGGGCGCGGGATTAAAGTTAGCGCGGATGATAGATTAATTCTCATACCGGCAGAGGACAGGATAGCGCAAGTCCCAAAAGATGACAGGTTGATTCAAATAAAAGCGGAGTGAAAAACTATGTCGCTTCAAACGGTAAAGAAAACGACGGCAGCCGAACTAGATTACGGGTTCGATTTGAAAGCACGAACGAATGCGATTGCGGATGGATTGCCGTATGCGCGCCTAACTGATTGGCTAGTATCTGGTGAATCTATTTCATCGGTTGTTTGGGTGATACCAGCCGGGCTTACAAAAGGCGATGAAGTAACCGGATCGTATACAGCGAAGGTTTGGTTATCTGGCGGAACCGACGGGGAAACGTATGAAATATCATGCACGATAACAAGCAGCGCCGGGAGAGTAGATGAATTTACGATGGATATTATCATGGAGGAACATTGATCGGTGCGTGTGTTCATAATCACGAAGTAACCGGCGAGCGTCCTTTTACCCTTAACACGGCACTTCGAATTGATCCATCACGGCTGTGGGGATTAAAGAAACGATTCATGGCTGATATGAGCAGGCGGCTTCAGCGTGTGAAAATGGATATGCAAACGTCGATTGTAGACAACGACTGTTTCGGGATTCAAAAAGATTCGATTCTATTGCCGTTTAAGCCGCTCGTAGCAGCGCCTGCAAGAGCGTTCGACTTCCCGCGTACCGCTGATAAAGTTAATGCGTTTATGAAGTGGTTATTTGAACAGCAAAAACTTTATGTGCTTTCAGGTGGCGTGGAAGGGCTAGAAGTATTTAGAATTCCCGGCGCCGGCGGTATTGAAAAAGCATGGACAGATATGTATATCGAAAGCGGGTATCAGCAAGGTATCAGGCGCGGTCGCTCGGAGCTTCGAAAGGCTGGCTTTAATGTTCCGGCTATCCAGGCAGAACCTTTCGGAAGCGGGCTTGCGGCGGCGATGAGTCAACCGATTCACGCAGATCGTGTCGGTCTTATTTATTCGAGAACGTATGCGGATTTGAAATCAGTTTTAGATGTAACGAACACGGCAATAAGACGCCAGATCGCCGACGGGCTTTCGAGTGGGCTTGCTCGCGGGATCGCTGAAGGTAAAAATCCTATCGTGATTGCGCGTGAACTTTACAAGGACACGGCGCACCACATAGACAAGATCGGCAAGGTACGTGCTCGTATGATTGCACGGACAGAGATAATGAGAGCGCATAACGAGGCGATAACTGCGGAGTATTCGAACATAGATTTAGATATGGATGTGGTGGTACTTGCTGAATGGGAAACAGGATTTAAGCCGTGCCCGATATGCGTAGACTTTGCAGACGGCGGCCCGTACAAGCTAGAAGAGATACGACAACTGATACCGGCGCACCCGAACTGCGGTTGTGTTGCGCTTCCATACATTGAGAGCAAGAAGAAGGCAGAGCGTGCGGTTAATTAAGGAGAAACAAATGCCAAATAGAAATCTCGTAACACTTGCACTTGAATCGGTTCTTTTCACAGAGAAAACCGTCGATGGAAAGAAGTATTTCATCGCTCCTGTTGTGGCGCTTGTCGAGGGTGTCCATAACGATGTGCTCTACACCGCCGAAGAGCTTGCGAAATTCCCTATGGCATGGAACGGGCAGCCGGTAACGCTCGATCATCCTGAAAGCGGCGGCACAAAAGTGAGCGCGAATAGCCCTGATCTTATTGAGAAATGGGAGATCGGACGGCTCTATAATTTCACATTCAACGATGAATCTAAAAGACTCGCCGGGGAAGTCTGGATTGAAGTTGGGAAAATAACCAAACTAGCGCCGCAAGTACTTATGCTAATAAAAAACGGACAGCAATTAGAAGTATCAACCGGCGTCTATATAGAAGAGGAAATGATAAGTGGTACATGGAACGATGAAGAGTATCAGAGTATCGCACACAATATGCGCCCGGATCATCTTGCGCTACTTCCAGGCGGCGAGGGTGCTTGTAACTGGAATGACGGATGCGGAATCCGCACTAACACGGGAGAAGGTGATTATGGCGTGAAATCAAACGAGGAAAAAGAAAAAGTAAATTGGATGCGTAAGTTGTTTCAACAGGTATCGAGCGCGCCTGCAAGAATCCTGAGTCAACTTACGAACGAACTCAGCCACGATGATTTAAGGGTTGAATTAAGAGATGCAATCCGAGCGGCTGAAAATGACAAATCGGGTATCTGGATTAGAGAAGTCTACGACGGCTATTTCATCTATGAAAAAGTTGAGGTTGTAAACGGTATGGAAACCGGGCCTGTCAAACTCTACAAAAGAACCTACTCGATTGATAACAATGAAAAGGCAGTCATTAATGATGACGCCAAGGAGGTGATTGAGGAAACGCAGTACGTTGAAATCACAAACAACGACAAACCTATAGAAAAGGAGTTAAAGCGGATGGATAACGAAACAAGAATTGCGGAGCTAATTGCCTGCAATAAAACTCAGTTCAAAGAAGATGATCGGGAATGGCTCTCGACACTTCCGGAGTGCCAGCTTGACAAGCTGAAAGCACTGGACGTTGAGCCTGAGCCTGAAGCAGTGGTTGAGCCGGAGCCGGTTGTTGCCGCTCCTGTCGAAGAGGAAAAGAAAGTCGAAGAGCCGGAAGTCGAAGCGGCTCCGCAAACAGCAGAGGAGTATATCGCCGCCGCACCCGATGAGATGAAGGAAACGCTTTCGCGTGCGCTTGCGCGTGACAAAGCTATCAAGGCGGATGCAGTCGAAAAGCTCATGGCAAACAAGAACAATAAATTCACCAAAGATGAGTTGATCGCGAAGAGCCTGAAAGAACTCGAAAACCTTGCAGAGCTTGCGCGTGTTGACGTTGACTTTTCTGGTCGCGCGGGCGGGCCGGTAGCGAATCCCGCGCCGGTCGTTAATGAAGTACCGCTCGTGTGGGAAACAGAAAAGAAGTAGTAAAACCTTTTTCAGTATAGGAGGGAACAATGGCTTCAAACACAATCACCGTCAAAGGTGTGCCTGTTCGATATGAATATGTCGTTAACGCGGCGCTAACTCCGGGCCATCTGTGTGAAATGATGAGTACCGGAAAGGTGAGACCGCATTTAACCGCTGGTGGTGCCGCTGAAAAACTCATTGCTCTGGAAGATGAAAACCAGGGCGGCGAAATCGGGACGGCATATACTGCCGACAATATCGGCCTGTTTGGAATATTCAAGCCGGGCGATGTTGCGTATATGCTGTTGGCTAACGGCGAGACGGCGGCTATCGGATCGAAACTCGAAAGCTACGGCGACGGAACGCTTCGCATAGTTGTCGCTGATTCATCGGCGCTGACTGTTGAAGTTGGCTCGCTTATCGGTGTCGCTCTTGAAGCGGTCGATATGAGTGGTTCAAGTGCGGCAGACCCGAACGGGAGAATCAAAGTTAGGATTATGTAACAAATGAACTCAATCAAAATAGGAGGTAAACGTGGATAACGAATCAACTGGTGTGCAAATTGATGCCATCGCTGGCGGGCGGGCTTACGGCCCTGTCGCGGCGCGGCTTCTTGAGAATGGACTGAGCAGAAACAGTCTGCGAGTCAATACCGTTCTCCGTGCGGATGAATGGAAAGCTATTGACGATGTAGTACTACCTGCAATCCGCTCTCGCTTAGTGGGTGTCCAGGACTTGATCGATGGAGGGCTTACAAAGACCCTCCCTGACGGTCTCGGAACGACAGTGCTTCAGTGGGAAACCGGCAGTGATATGTCGGATGCAAATATCGCTATCGACGCGAATGCGCCCGGCGATAAGGACAGGAAAGTATATTCCCCGAATTATCTCCCGCTCCCTGTGATTTACAAGGAGTTTGATCTTTCGGCGCGTGTTCTCCGTGCTTCTCGTAACGGCTCAATTCCACTCGATACCGATATGGCAGAGAGTGCCGCGTATGCGGTAGCTTCAAAGATCGAGTCGGTACTGTTTGCTGGCGCCGGGACTTTTACTTTTGGAGGCGGTAGCCTTCAGGGGTACTTGAACTACACCAACCGGAACACCGGCGATCTGACGGCGAACTGGGACGATACCAGCGGGAGCATTGTTACAGACGTGCTGGCAATGAAAACGGCTCTGTTGGCGGACGGATACTACGGGCCTTTCAACCTGTATATTCCTTCGAACTTTGAGACCGCGCTTGACGAAGATTATTCAACGTCAACTTCGGTTGTTACCACAATCAGAGATCGCATCATGCAAATCGGCGGGATTCAGAGCATCAAGGTCGCCGATAAATGCACCGCAGACAACGTGGTTATGGTAAGCATGAACAAGCCGGTTGTCGATATAGTAATCGGTCTCCAGCCTGCAACGTTCGACTGGGAAAGTCGCGGCGGGCTTATGAACCATTTCATCATCATGGCGATTATGGTTCCGAGACTGAAAGCTGACATCGACGGCAAATGCGGTATCGCTCACTGGTCTTAAAGAGCAGTAAGATAATGTGCCATGTAACCAGCTAGGCGCAAGAGAGGGAAAGAGAGATGCCGAAAGTATTGCATCGCATGAAAAAAGGATACGGTAAGCACTATCACCGGGATGAAAACGGTAGAAGCGTGCTGTTGCGTCCTGGCGATACCTTACTTGTCGATCCTGAAATACTGGTGGGGGCGCGCGATAAGTTCGACGTAGTTGGGCCTGTTCCGCCTCCGCCAGTTTATATAATCGGCCTTGAGCTGTCAGAGATAGGCAATGGAAAGTATAACGTTCTGAATGCCGAAACAGGCAAGCCAATCAATGACGTTCCTCTCACATTAAAAGACGCTAAAAGCATAACTGAATTTATTCAATTTGAGGGCGTGTAATGGCGGTTAAAAAACCTAATATGCCAAGATGGACGGTTCCGAAGTTATGGCCGGACGGAACGTGCTTTATTCTTGGCGGCGGGCCTAGCCTAAAGAACTTCGATATTGAGCGTCTTCGTGGGCAGCGCGTTATCGCTGTTAATTGTGCGTTCAGGTTAGCGCCGTGGATCGATGTTATGTACTACGGCGATTGCACCTGGCCGAAGAAATATGGTTGCGATGATTTTAGCGATTTTCGTGGGATTAAAATAACTACGTGCCCGCAGCATGTGAATAGGCAGGACGTGAAAGTTGTTACGAAAAAAAACTCTCCGTATGGGATTATAACCGATCCGCAATTTGTATCATGGAATCTATCAAGCGGGGCGTGCGCGATCAATCTGGCATTTCATTTCGGAGTAAAGCGGATCGTGCTTCTCGGATACGATATGCACCGCATTAACGGCGAAAAGAACTGGCATAACTTCTATAAAGACCAGCAAAAGAAACACGAACCGTATGCAAGATTTATGATGCCATTTCCACATATAGAGAAGGCTCTTAAAAAGCATGGCGTCGAATGCTTGAATGCAACTCCCGGAAGTGACTTGACAGTGTTCCCGATAGTTGAACTGGATGAGGTGCTTAATGATAAACTTCGTGTGTGTGCTTAAAAGCGGCGGCGATTACGAGCTTGAGCATGTATGGAATATCAAAAACATGCTCGATAAGCACGTACCAGAAACGCACCGGCTTATATTGCTCACTGACTTACTTGCTTATGAAGTGCATGCAGTATCATCTTGCGTGTTTGTTATACCGCTAATTCACAACCTGCCGAAATGGTGGTCGAAGCTAGAGCTATTCCGGCTTACGGGCGCGTGTATATATTTCGATCTCGATACTGTGATAACCGGCGACATTAGCAGACTCACAGAATCGGTATCAGGAGAAGAGCACAAGTTTATCATGCTTAATTCATTCAAAAGAAAACGATTCATGTCAGGCGTTATGGCGTGGAACGGAGACTATAGCTTTATACTCAATGACTTATTGAAAAAGAAAACAAGCGGTACGTTTAAGCAAAGAACGGCGCTGTCGGGGCCGTCGGCAATCATAGACAACCGATCATTTGTTGGCGATCAAGAATGGATAGCACATAGCTTGCGAATGAATAAAGAGAGCGTAACTCCATTGCAGAAAATTCAGCGCGGAGTATGCAGCTATAAGCATCATTTAATGAACGCGAAAGAGTTGCCTGAAAACACGAGCATCGTGTGCTTTCACGGAAGCCCCAGGCCGCACGAATTAATCGACGGTCATTTCTTAAAGGAATGCTATGCAGGGTAAGTCATCAAATACACTGTGGTTCTTTTGGGGGCCGAACGAGCTTTCATACTTGCGATATATGACATTACTGAGCGCGTCGCTTATTCACGATGATATAACGCTCGTACTTCGGAAGCATCCGGTTTCTTTAATGACTAAATTCTGGGAACGGCAAGAGTGCGAAATATTTATTGCAGAGCGGAGCACATATCTATGCCTCAATCAGGACAAGAAGAAATTGCCAGCAAATATAAAGATAAAATATCTTGAAGACGTTGCTCCTGAAATTGCCGCTCTAAAAGCCCATGATGTTCATACGAGCGATTTATTGTCATGGTATCTGCTTGCTAATTATGGCGGGACGGTTGCAGATATGGACATAGTATTTTTGAAGCCGCTCCCTGAAATAAAAGAAGACGTTCAGGTGGTTGTGTTTGCTAACCAACCAAAAGAGGGGTATATGCCGGTAACATTTATGCAAGGGCGACCGTGTCTGGAATGGGAAGACATATACCGGCGAGCACGCGATGCTTACGATCCAGATATTTATGAGTGTTGCGGCGCTAGTGTTATCGAAACACCGCCTACGGGAAATCTGAGCGAGCACGTTGTGTTCCCTTGGGCGGGCAAGCATAAGATTCGTCATTGGCATGGGTGGTTATTCCGGCTCAAGCGCTGGCCTACTATTCCAGATGATTGTATCGGGCTTCATTGGTATGCCGGTCGCAATCAGGAATGGAATCAGAAAATCAGAAGCGAAGCTGATTTGAAATTGGGCGCCGTATCGTGGGCGTGCAGAAAGGTGTTAGAAAATGCGAGTATCAGTAGTTAATTTTTGTTCTACGGCGATTGACATGCTGAAGTTCTCGACTGAGATGCTTTATAACGAGGCGGGTACAACTGATTTTGATTACATCGTTGTTACATGGAATCCGAGCGATGAAGTCAAAGCATGGCTCGATGCAAGACCTGAAATAAAACGATCAGAATATCAGACGAACAACGAATTGAAATATGTTCCTAATCTCAGAGCGATGATGAATCACGGATGGGACGTTGGCTATGAGTATAA